TACTATTTGACCCGTTGACAGTTATCCAAGAGCCACTTTTACTTATGTTCCAAACACAATCATCTCTGCTACTATTCACGGAAAAAGAGCCGGAAGATGCCAAATAATCAAAAAGTCTTGATGGGGAACTTATCGAAGCTGTATAACACGGAATTTGTGTTGTTGGAGGTGGCGGAGTATCTCCATCGCCGTCTCCCCCTGATACAGCATTCTCTCCAATTTCGGATGATAAAGTAAAGTAGAACTGATCATAGAGAATGACCTCTCCATCTCTGTTTCCATTTATGCGAACAACAGCTTTGGTGTTTGAACCTATTTTTTCTCTTGGAAGTAGAACGTATTCTGTATCTTTATTGAAGTTGGCAACCAACTCCATTTCCTTGTTTGTAAGCTCAGAATCTCCCAACCATATTTCACCAAACCAATTTTGGTCCCAAACCAAATCGGGACTTGAGGGCCCCTTTATCTTTGGGAAAACTGCTATTGTTGCTTCGGATAAATCCAACCGAAAGGGGTATGGTGGCCAATAATCGTCAAATGTGAATGTTATTACTTGTTCGAAATCGTTGGAATTGTTTTTCTTTCTCGTCAGTTGTATTTCATCGAACATCGGATTCCATACTTGTTGTTGACTCATAGTTTTCTCACTCAAAAATGAAACAGCTAAAACAGCGCAAACTAAAAACTTCATCATATATTCACTTCTCCTGTTTTACTTTAATTTCAATAGATATTTGGTCCTATTCATTTCTGCGATTACTTCGTCGCGAAGGTTCAACAAATCCGTGTCGGTTTCTTCCAGTCCTTCCGTGACTTCCTTTTGAAAGTATTCTATCCCTATATCCAAGAATTTTCTAGAATATTCTTCCGAATAATTTTGTATCTCTATGGAGAAGGATTCCTTAGCAAGAATAGTCCCCTTTTTGCCCATGTATACTTCAACAAATTGGTCGAAGAGGCCATCCAAGGAATCATAAAGTTTTCCAAATGCTTTGTGTTCTGCATATGAACGAGTTTGCCAATGAAAAACCTTTATCTGCGATTGAAACATTAGAAAGTTTGTTATGAGGTTCATACTTTTTCTCCCATTCAAGTATTTATGCAATGAAAAACCCCGAACTCTGGAGTTCGGGGATTCTTTCCTAATACTAGGAAATTGGACCAGAGACGAATCTCTGGTGGGGGGGGGTTGTGATATCAGAAAGAAATGGTCATTTGAGTGGTGAAAAGAATCTGACCATCTCTTGAAGTGTTGGACCATCCGGTTTGGTCAGTCACCCAATTTGAATCAATTCCATTGAATGAATAGCCAACCTCATTTGTCCAACGGACATTGGAAGCGAAGTAATGGTTCAATCCAAGCGAAAGGATTGAAAGCATGTCACCGTTTCCAGTGAATTCTCCTCCTTGATACTGAACAAAAGCAACATTCTCTGCATCAAGAATATATCCAGCTTGTCCGAGAACACCCCATCCATCACCATTTGCATCATCACTTCTTCCAGTGTAGGAAGCATAAGCAAAGATGTTGTCGGTGAAAGTCATTCTTCCGTCAACAGTCCACGAAAGACTTTGACCACCACTTGAAATGCTGTTGTATGCAATTGCAGCACCCAAGTTCATTCTTGGATCCAAGTCCCAATCAACACGACCGACAAGACCCCAAGTGTCGGTATCAAATGGGTCTACATTTGGTGTTTCAAATCCATTGGTGTAAGCAAACTTGAAATCGAAATCACCAAATTCTCTTGAAACTTGAACACCTTCAGAACGACCTTGACCGAAAGTGTATGCGATCAGTGAGTAGTCGTTTCCGAGAAGTTGTGGTTCATCCACCAAAACTTCTTGCATGAATGCAGTGCGGAATCTACCAGCACGGAGTCCAAAACTGTCGATCTTTCCATCAACATACGCATCACGAAGTTCAAAGGATGAATCGGGAACCCATTCACCACTAAGAACAAAGGACCAATCTTCAGCGAGTTCACCCTCTACGCCGATGACTGCCTTTCTTACGTCAAATCCTTGACGCACGCCAGTTGGAGAGATGTTGTCATACATCCAACGAAACTGAGCGAAACCAAAGAGTTTTACCTTGGACTCCATCATGGAGGTTTGAATTTCAGCATGCTCAATTGCTTCCTGAGCAATTGCCTGCTGTTGTGCAACTCTTTCTTCGTCCTGCCAATTAGCAAGAGCACTTGAAGAAGCAAGTGCAGCTGCAGCAATTCCACACAAAATCGTCTTACGCATATTTTTCTCCTTTGAAAAATAGTAAAGATAAGGTTATTTAGACATTCTACATAGTCCGAATAACCATGTCAAGTGTTTTTTAGGAGGTTATGTCCACCACTTCACAAGAGTTTGCGCTGCAAGAGAAGGTTTGACTGCCCGAAGTGTTGTCTTCTTTTTCATATTGAGACAACTCCGACCAATCTACGTTTTCAGGCATTTTCTTGAGAAGTTCTTCATACTCCTCTTTTGTGCAATCTTGATAAGGAGCCTGACGATAGGTATGGTCTGAGAATGGTAGGAATGAAACTCCTGACATCTCATCAAAATGCTTCCATACCCATGCTCCAACTTCCATCCATTCACTTTCCTTTACGGTGATGGTTACGGATGGTTTGTGGTCACACCAATACTTTTGATAGAACAACCAAAGTTCAAGTTGCTCAACTGCTGTCATGTCGGTTCTGAAAATTGCTTTGTCTGGTGACTTCACGGGAAATGAGAATACCATTGTGTGATTTGGTTTCATTACACATGGTTCAGCAGGAAATCCTCTTTCTTGCATGAACTTGCAAAGTGGGTCTTTCACATCAGCACGAATTGTGCGAATGTAATAAGGATTGTGTCTAGCGTGAATTCCAGAAGCAGAATCAACCAATTGTGAAACTGTTCCAGAAGGCTTTATGCAAGTGATTGCTGCTGAAGGATTTATCTTCAACTTTCTAGCAAACTCTTCATTGACTTCAACGCAAACTTGACGAAGTTCTGAAAGAACCTTCTCTAGCTTTTCCTTGTTCTTTCCAGTCATAAGAGCGTTGTCAAGAATTCCTGTGAGTGAAACTCCCAGAAGCCTTTCATCATCACAATTTGTTCTCCATTCACTGGAGATATATTTGAAATTTGTGAGTGTTGATTGGAATGTTCCTAGAATCGTAGCGACACGAACTTTTTCCTTTAGAGTTTCTGCTGTGTCGTCTTCACGAACTACGATTTCGGTAAGATTGCAGAACTCTCTGTCGCGAAGAACGATTTCTGAACATGGATTTGTTCCGAAGTCAAAATCGGGATCTCTTTGACGATACTTTTCTCCACGGAATTCACCAGCACGAATGCACTGCTTCTTCGCTGCATCGCGATTGAAGATTCCTCTTTCTCCACTCTTTGATTTGTAGAGAGAAATCCATTCATCCATGAATGTTCCGATTTCTGGTCTTTCTCTATAGACCACAGAGTTGTTTGCAAGAGCTCTTTGGGCATTTGCTTCCCACCACGCTCCACTTTTTGCGTCTCTCATTCTCTCATCTGTGAGAGAAGAAAGAGAAATCAGAGCTGAACGACGAACGCCCCCAACTACTACAATCTCAGCAATCTTGCAGACGATATCGTGACATTCGACGGATGTAAGCTTTCTACCGGCCGCTTTACGAAAAGTTTCAATTGTGAAGCGGAACAGATCATCCAATGGTTCGGGTCCAGACGCTCTACCACCAAAGGTTTTAAGTCTTGTTCCCGCAGGACGAACTTTCGATAAGTCCCATTTTGGTATCTGACCACCAACAAGAAGCGAGAGGAGCTCTTTGAATGCTCTTGCCCATCCTGTCTTGGAGTCCTGAACAACGATGGTAGTATCGCTTTCAGTGAATTCTTCAGATATGGTAGGAAGTTTAGCAACCGATTCCCTTTCTACACTAAAACCTACACCTGTTCCATTCATGAGAATGTAAAGAATTTCATCAAAAGCACGCAACCTATTGCAGTTGACATAAGCGCAATTGTAACCAGCAACATTTTCTCTCTTGAGAGCTTCACCTGAAGTCATCAATGCCCTCATGGAAGGCATCACATTCAAGTTCAAAATGTTAGTGCGAATTTCTTCGCGAAGTTTTTTGTCAAGTTTATACTTGTTGTTTTCTGAAAGATGTTCTTCAAAAAAGTTCAAGTAACGATCAACAGTCTCTTCCCAAGTTTCTCTCCTGCCCTCCTCTGGCAACCACCGCGAGTATCTTGATAAATGAATAAAGGACTGATATAGAGTTGGGAGTTCAACCATTTCACATTCTCCTTTTGTGTTTTCTTCCGTAACAGTATAGTGTTATTTAGGAAGAAGGCGAGCCAAAAGGTGAGAAAACTCCCGAATAATTCTTGTTGGTTTTTTCCGCTGAAGTCACCAAAGGAGGTTCTTGCGGAAAGACTATCAAGTTTGGATTTGCATGTTGAGTAGTTATGTCACGAAGTTGTTGACGATAAACTGCCCATTGATTTTTATTAAAAATCGGTGCGTCCAATGTCATCACCCAATCACTTTGTTGAAGTAGTGCATCTCTTTGTGAGCGAATATTCTGAAGAGCAGATTCTTTTTCTGATTGTGCAATCGAGTCCAGTTCTTCCTGCGGAATATTTTCAACCAAGTAGTTTGTAACCCAACCACCTGTTTCGGAATCATATGTTGATTCTAAGTTGGTTCTTCTTTGTGTTTCTGAATCAAAAGTTGGTGGGTTGTCCGACAAAGGAAAAACATTCAAAGTAGCAAGAAATGTATTATCGGGAAATTTTCCCCAAGATACATTTTTGAAATTTCTTTTCATATAAGACGGATATGTGATTCTATCCGCGATGAGGTTTCCCTGAATTCCACCATCGGTTCTTACATACATTAGGTTATTTCCTTATCAGACGGTTGTTGGAAAGCTAATCTTGATAACCATATCTCCCGAGTTTCCTTGTTGAAGAGCCAACTGAAGAGCTTGAATCTGTGCAAGAAACAAAGGAAGTGGAACACCGATTGGCATGACTTGCTCAACGACAAGACGAGTAGCAATGTCTGCGGGTGCGATTGCTGAAACTGTTCCAGCTGTAAGGTCTAGATAGATATCTGCCATGAAAAAATCTCCTTGATTTCTATATTATTTATAAGTCAAATGTTAGTTGAGAACCACCATACCATTTATCATTATTTTCGAGGTAAACAAGAGGAACCATTACGGTTTGAGAAGTTGCACCAAAAACAGGAACTCCTGTTTCATCGGAAAATAATACTTTTCCGGTGGAACCCTTGGCGGTGAATGTTATTGTAGGTGGAGTGTTTCCGTTAGGATTGTGGAAAACAAACATCACATTTCTAACTAAATCATCATTTGAATCATCATATCCGGTTATATCTATAGTTGATGTTCCAGTAAAACCACCGAATGAAGTAAAAATGATGTTTCCGAGACTCAAATCAGCTGATTCTGTTGCTGCTATACTACCAAAATCGTTTATAACTTCACTGTATTTTGCGAAGACAGTGCTTTTTCCTCCTTGATCATAATATAGATGTCCAGGAGTAAGAAAGTCTACATAGTCATAAACACCAAATTCTTCTGTTTCATAATCTCCTGATGTGTTAAACTTCGCAAATATAGGAGACAATTTGATTTTTGCTGACGAAACAGGAGAAATAATGGTATTAACAGAAGTAAGTCCAAATGATACTCCTCCAGTTGGCCCTGTGTGACCTTGGTTTCCTTGTCTTCCTTGGTTGCCTTGTCTTCCTTGGTTTCCTTGAGCTCCTGTGTCACCAACTAGGCCTTGGA